GGTGGATTTCAAGTCCCAAGTTTTCGCACTGACACGGTTTTTTAACAGGTTAACACGGGCTTGACAATATGGTTAACAAGGGTTAATATTTCTCATAGGTTAACAAAAAGGAGTTTACAAGTGGACGTTGTAAATTATTCAGAAGCTGCCAGAGTTGCGGGAGTTTCCAGAGTCATGATTTCTAAAATAAAAAAAGCGCATAATAATGAAGAGTCGATAAAATCCTACTTTGTTTTTGATCCATTGACCCGAGAACCAGGAGTTAATATTGAAGATAAAACTTGGATAAATTACGTTAACAAGCGCAATAAGCAAAGATCCAACCAAAAAAAGCCCAGTGTTAAAACCAAGGTACAACCTACGGAGCCAGAACAACTTGATACTGTAAACAAAAACGCATTCGCAAAAGCCGTAATAGATGCAGCCCGTGAACAATTAGGTATGAGTAATAAGGATTTGAAGCGGTTTATGGGATTGATTGAGGTTAAGTATGAGGGAATGGGATGAAAGAAATAATAGTAGAGGGATATATTTTTGAAGTAAATGATTGTGTCGTTTACAATATTGCAGAAACTAAGGTAATTAAAATAACCATACCAACAGGCACTGATTCACTAATGTTTAATTTTTTTAAAGATGTTCAAGATCAAGAAACCACTAAATATATGGTTGGTTTTGATATGAGGATTTTTAGTATTGTTTTGGATGATGTAGCCTATATGAGTACTTTTTTGAATTACGATGAAGGTTGTGATACTATCGCTATTATTGACTTTAGAGTTGTTCAGATTATTAACAATAACCAAATAAGGAGAATCGGGGAATGAAGAAAATATTAGTAACAAGAAAAGAATTAGGCGGTGAATATCCTTTTACTGTTGATCCTGTATTTTTAGAAAAAGATAAAATTGGTGGATTGTATGTAGTTCATAAAAAACAGAAATATAATCTTAATGGAGTTGCCAGAAAAGGAATTGATATTGATTCTATATGGTCAGATAGTCCGATAATCTTAGGAACTAAAAAACCATTAGGAGTTATATTTAATATTTGCAGAGAGAGAGGATTATTAAAATGACAGACCCAATAAAACTAACCCTTAAAAAACAAAACTTATACGGATATTCTTGCTATATGGCGGAGTGCCCAGAATGTTCTGAAGAGATTGAGGATGAACTGGGGATTATTGAATGTGAAGGTTGCGGTGTTATGCTGGATTGTGGTTATGAGATACAGCTACCGGATAGTGACGGGAATTATGAGGGGAGAATAAAATGAAACTTTGCTACAACGGACATTCAAGAATAGTCCACGAAAATGAACACTGTCCGCTATGTCAATTAACCAAACATAATTTAATAGTTCATCAGTTTATTGAATCTAAAGAAATCAATCTTGTTGAAAAACTTATTGAGTATCAGGAAATGCGGAGAATGGAAGATCCTAAAAAATGCACAAACGATACATGTAACAATGGGTATGATTATGCTTTTGCTACTTTTAAAAATGGTGAATGGAAAAATATTTCAATATGTGGCGTATGTGCAGGTAAAGGAGTGATCAAATGAACATCCCAAGAAAAAACACCGAAACAGTAAAAGAGATCCTAGAATCAAACCAAACAAATTCAGAGAAAGCAATAAAAATCTGGACTTTCCATAATATGTGTTTACAGCGGGAGAGTGATGGGGTAGTAAAAAATAATTATACCCCTATTGGGATTGAGAAGGAATTGAACTCTTCACTGATAGACCAAGGAACTAATCTGGGAGATGTAGAATTCTCTTCTGTAAAGGTAGTTAATGAAGCTATTTGATGGAATTGATCTTGGGGATGATGATGAAAAGCTATATGTAAAGCCTCCGGTTAATAAAGAGTATGATGATCCTGGCGGGGATTATCATGATGATAAATATAAGAGTCTTGATGATGAGAAGCTTGAAGAGCAGATCAGAAAGCTTAAGATTGGAAACGAAAAGGATCTTAAAAATCTCATTGAAAAACCTCTTATGATTGCCGTAATGGGTGAAATTGGACAGAGTATTCAAAACAATTTTGTAGACCTTGCAAAAAGAAATGCTAATACATGGGCTAATCTTTTAGGTTGTCCTGAACGAGAGAGAGAAATTGAACAAATGATTGGCAATATGATTGAGGGTGGAATTAGTGGTGTTATTGATGATATTGAACGACTTAGTGATGAAGGAATATTTGAATAGTGTCAAGAAATCCTGAAAAGATAGATGTTGTAACTCCGAAAATTAGAAAAAAAATGTTATCTCTTATTGTTGGAATTGTTATGAGTTTTCCAAAGACAAATGTTGCTGAAGATCTAGTTACATTTACTGAGAGAAAAAGAGTTCTTGTTTCTGGTAGTTCCGCACGTCCTGGGAAATATCGTTACGCAAATGCACCGATATGGCGTGAGGTTGCTTATGAAATGTCTGAAAGTTCTAAAACTACAGAGGGTGTGGTTATGGCTGCAACCCAGACAGGTAAAAGTGAAAACATGCTTAATCATGAGCTTTATTGTGTAGAATACGGTATCGGTCCCGTATGTTATGTTAGTAGTGATGAGGGTTTATCATTAAAACATTCTGAGACTAGATTTAAACCAATGCTGAAAGCTGCTAATATGTTGAAATATATTCAGGCAGCGGTAGAAAGTAAATCAAATAAATCTGACGGCGATAAAATAGGCTTAAAGTTTTACAAAGGAACTTTCATTCAATTTATTGGTGCAAGGTCGGAAAGTAAAGCCAGTTCAACACCTATTCGGGTACTTCATATAGATGAGATCGACAAATTTAAATTACAGCTTGCTGGTGGTGGTAATCCAGTAATAAAGCTTTTAAGACGTACTGACTCATATGAAAATCTAAAAAAAATATTATATGTATCAACTCCAAAACGAAAAGCAACATCCCAAATAGAACCATTATTTAAACAAGGTGATATGAGATATTACCATGTGGAATGTCAGAATCCTGAATGCGGGGAACTTCATAGATTAGAATGGAGCCGGATAAAATGGGATAAAGATGAAAAAGGAAATGTGTTACTTGAATACGACGACGAAAACAACTTAATTAACGATCCTGTATGGCATGAATGCCCGCATTGTGGTTATCATATGAAATGTCATGAGAAAGTTAAAGCTATGGCTGAAGAGGGTTACGGTGGACACGCAAAATGGATACCTACTAAAAAACCAGACCGACCAGGGCTTAAAAGCTGGACAGCTTCAGGTTTATATGGTTTTAGAAATTGGATATCAATAGCACTCGAATTTCAAGCAGCCAAAGACGATGTAATATTATTAGAGGACTTCATTTGTGATACATTAGCTGAAACTTGGAGTGCAAAAATTGACAAGCCTGATGAACACTACCTACAATCAAGGGTAGAAACAGACTGGGAGAGAACCCAAATTCCGGACGATGTAAAAATATTGTCTATTGGTGCAGATGTCCATCCTGACCGGATAGAGTGGCATCTCCTCGGTTTTGGAAGGGGCAAGCAAGCTTGGAGTTGTAATTATGATTCTGAGCATGGGGATATATATGAACCTAACGATCCAGCATGGGATAGAATGGAGGATATATTAAGAGATAATTACTATAGAATTGACGGATCTTCTATTCCTCTTCATATAGCTCTTTTTGATGCATCTGGTAAAGCTGCAGAAGTAGTAAAAAACTTTTGTGAAAGGTTCCCATATACTGAAGGGTCAATTAATGGTGTTTATCCCTGCTTAGGAAAGGCAACATTGACCGGAGTAGTTAAAGAGCATGAATCAACTATTGCAACCCCAGAGATATTATTAAACGATCAGAAGTTAAAATTCGAAATATATAACAATCTGAAAAAGAAAAAACCCGCTGTTGGTGAAAGATATCCTAATGGTTATGTTCATTTTCATGGAGATTATCACGCTGACTTTTTTAAACAATTAGTTTCAGAAGAGGTTGAAGAAATTTCCAATACAAAGGGAACTCATACAGAATTTTTTATAACTAATAAAGCCCAGAGAAGAAATGAAACACTAGATACTTTCAAGATGTCATTAGGGGGTTTATACTATATGTATACTCAGTATTTTAAGATGCTGAATAAAAGACAGAAATCCAGGAAGAAAAAAGAGATACCACCTTCATGGGATGTATTCTGGAATCTCTTTGAGGATAAGGAATAACATGGCAAAAATAGGATTAAAAGTACAATCACAGCATAGTAAGGGGTGGATTATATGGGTATAAGCTTTAAAGCAAATACAAAAGACTTTGTTTCAGTATTAGGGAAAACAACTAATAAACTCCAAATCGCAGGTGCTGAAACCGTAAATGAAGTAACCACAGAAATGCGGGAAGATTACAATAGGAGATTAAAGAAAAACACGGAAGTTAGAACCAAGTTTACCACTAATGCAAGTCGTACTTTTAAATCAAACCCAATAAGTAAATCTGGAAAACCAAGGCAGTTAAATAGGATTAATTCTAAATTAGTTGTAAGGAACATGAAGGGTGGCAAGGAGCATTATTTATCTAAGCTTGAAACTGGACATACTCAAAAAGGTAATTCAATGACAATGGGTAAAGTTCCTGTTCCTCTTGGTTCTGCAAGAATTGGTAAAAGCTATAGTAGGTCAATTGCTGGTGGTAATAGATTATCTAAAGGGAAAACTCAAACATTAAGACTTGGAAAGAGCGGAGACAAAATAGGGGTTAGGGGTGATAGATATCGTTCTACTAGTCAGAGATGGTTTGTTTTATATGAATACCTTAAGGCAAGAAATAGTGCATCAATAATACAAGGAGACCCAAAGAAGCCATTCTTTATGATTGACAATAAAAACAAATTAGGAATTTTTAGACTTATAGGTAAAAGGGTTCGTAAAATAAGAAAGTTAGAAGAGAATACAAAAAAATTCAAAGCAGAACCACATTTTGAAAATACAGTAAAGGCTGTCAAGAAGGAAGATGTTCAAGAAATATTTATCAAGAATGCAAAAAAAACAATAAAGGAAATTAATATATTTTAAGTATTGAATCCCCAGTATTGACAAATACGTATTGACAGATTAAAATAAAACCATGAATGAAAAATGGAAAGATATGAAGGGATACGAGGGGCTTTATCAAGTCTCTAACTCTGGGAAAGTCAAAAGAAAAAAGAAGGATCAGCAACTCCAGGTAAAAATGACTCCTGAATTTAAGGATAAGCTTAGAAAGGCTAGTGAAAAGATGGGGATTAGTATGACTGGTTTTGTTGAGGATGCTATTGATGAGAAGATTGCCAATGGCTCCAAGTAGAAAACCAGTACCCCTGAAAGAAGATAAGATCCAACAACAGATTATTAGTTATTTGTCTTTTCATGCTCAGAAGTATAATTTTATATTTTTCTCAGTACCAAACGAAACACTTATGACAGTTTTAACAGCTTTCAGAATAGATAAAAATACTTGTTTCCGGTTACTATCTCACTTTAAAAAAATGGGCATGACTCCCGGTGTTAGTGATCTTATTATTATGAAAGATGGAAAATCCTATTGCATGGAATTAAAACGACCCGATACCGCAACTAAAAAATATACTCAAAGTAAGAATCAAATTATATTTGAACAGAAGTGTATAAAAACGGGTGTTCCTTATGAGGTTGTCAGGAGTCTTGATATGGCTGTGAATTGTTTGCATTTATGGGGTGTCCTTTGATTGATTTACCATTCACACTAAGACCCTACCAAGAAAGAACCAGACATAAAGTAAATGCCATATTAAACAGAGGTGGAAACCCTTTAATAGTTATGGATACTGGAACCGGAAAAACAAAGACAGATGTTGCTATAATTTCAGATAGAATTGCATTAGGAAAAAGAATATATGTAATTTGCCCTAACAAAGAAGTATTTGACCAATGGCTAAATGAATTAGCTTTTTTAAATCCAGGGTATATCAACAAAGAGGGATTACGCGGGAAAGATAGATCTATTTATGTGTGCATGATGAAGTCTTTGAATAATAACTTAAACCTTATACCAGAATCTTTATATCCGGACGAAATCCACACGGACGAAGCTCATTCATCGGCATGTATAACAGATGTTGAAATATATGAACACTTTCATAAGGCTAGACGTTTGGGAATGACAGCAACCCCTTTAAGGTTGGATAATAAACCATTGGGAAATCATTATACTGAGATAATTTCAGAGATAAATATAAAAGAAGCTTTTAAAAATAAATTCCTAACACAATATTTTTATATCGGCGCTAAAGATAGACTTGATTTAATACCTTCCGATGATGATGAAATAAATGTTAAAGAACAAGCTGAATTATTAGGAACACCGCAAATTATAGGGCAAGCCATAGATATTTATGAACAATATGGAGATGGGAAGCCTTGGATAATTCCGTGTTGTACTTATGAACATGCAAAAACTATTAGAAATGAATTTAGAAGTGCAGGGTGGATATCTGAACACCTTCATGGAAAACTTGGAGATTATGACAGGGATAGCATAATAAAGAGAACCAGAAACATGGAGATAAATATTATTACTACCGTTTTAGTTGGTGTTGTTGGTGTCGATATTCCAAGTTTAGCGGGTATAATTTGGTTAAGACTGACAGGTTCATTAACTATCTGGAAACAGTTTAACGGTAGAGTAATAAGATTGTTTGGTGGTAAAAAATGGTCATTCATCGCGGATCTTGCTGGTAATGCTGTACTTCATGGACTTCCTGATAAAATATATCACTGGGATATTAATGAGGGCGTGTTGAAGGATGAAGAAGAGGATAAAACACCTTTTCAAATCTGTCCGGACTGTGATACTCCCAATAGTATTGATAATATCGAGTGTCATTGGTGTGGGGCAATTTTAGGGGATCTTGGGAAAAAAGAGGGAACATGTAGGCGATGCTGTCAATGGGATAAGGGTGAATGTAGTTTTTCTGATTCTATTTTTAAACCTTGCCCGATATGGTTACAGTTTGAAGGTTGTCCAAGTTTTACCAGAAAAAGTAGAAAACTTATGGGAGTTGTTGACGGTGAACTGATAACACTTGCAGACGGACAAGTACACGAACTAAAAAAACAATCTGATATTAAAAAACAGGAGATAAAAACAAAAATGGATGAGGAAGAAAAACAGAGAACAGAGTGCGAGAGTATTGATAGTTTTGAGAAGATGAAAATTATTAGAAAGGGATTGTTTATGGATGAGAATAGACGGTCTTTGTTTGCTGAGGCTCTTGAGGGGTAGGAATGGGAAACTATTGTGAAAAATGTAGAAGTAAATATTGTAAATGCAAAAAAAAGGAGAAAATAAATGATTAAATCAACAAAAATAGTAGCAGTAGATAGTAAGGGTGGAAGAAGAAGCAGAACAGGGTCTTTTGTATCAATGGGAGTAACAGATAGAGAAGCGATAGACTGTCAGGATTATTTTCTTGATCTTGCAGACGGTGAGGAACCGGCCGGAAAAGTTAAGAAGATTGAGTTGGTTATTTATTATGAGGATGATATGAAGATCCACGATGAAGAGGCAGAAATTGAAGAAACCATTGTTGACGGTGTGAAAACTCTTGAAGATGTTATTATTGATCAGGATGAAGAGATGCAAGGACATAGGCATGATATTGAAATGACAGGGACATCGGAACCATCGATACAGGTAGAAGGCACGGGGTTTCCTAAAGAAAACGAACATCTCCCACCAAATCAAAGAGATCTTCCTTTATATGGGAAAAAGTATGATGACGATGGGAATCTTATTCCTAAGAGTCAGATTTTATGAGAACAGAAATGACAGAAAAAGGGTGGAAAGAAACGACGGTTAAATATTTTAATATAGTTTCTTTTCATAAACATCTCCCCGACATGACAACTAAAGATTGGTTGGAGTGTTCAAGGAAATTAAGGCTAACAAAAGGAATGAGGTCACATTGTCCATGCTGTAAAATTAAATGGGAAAATATATCTGGGAAAATAAACAGTATAATGACTGACAAAGGTAATCAATGTGTTTGTGATATTTGTTTTAATGAATTAGGTGGTAACGTATGATTAATAACTTCTGGTACATAGGCCAAAAGGGATCATTCAAAGAAACCAGAGGGGCAAGGATAGGAGCGAGCGATTGCCCTTATTTATTTCCTGACCCAGAAAGACCAACGGAATCATTAGCAGCCTTTACGGATATAAACGGTAAAAAACAACCAAATACAGCTCTTGATTTGTGGAAGAAAAAAACAGGTGAAGAAAAAAAGTTTACAAATAGTTATCCTGCTAGAATCGGGCATACCTTGGAAGATAAAGCACTGGAGTTTTTTATTGAAAGATTTTTTGATAAAAAGTCAGCAACTATTTTAAGAATAAGAAAGCAGAGATATGAAAATGATTTGCTGCTATCTGAAATCACAGAAGCAGAAGCACCAAATCCAGAACACTATCAGTATGGATTATTTCGACACAATACAGAATACTATTTCGACGGAATGATTGTTCATCCAGACCTTATTTATTTAGGGAATCCAGATCTATTAAAAGCACCGAAAAAAGGAAGATATATTACTGTTGAGGGAATCACCGTTGACCTTGCAAAACCATTCTACCTAGAAGCAAAGAGCGCCCGTAAAGAAGCCACAAAACGACGAAACGAATCTTTTGTAAAAGGTTATGACTTCGATCTTACAAACTGGCAAGGGATACCCTTAAAGCATTACGTCCAGATGCAATTTCAATCAGCAGTCTTTCAAATTGATACTGGATATTTACCACTATTACACAATACATCTGAGTTTCAAGTTTGGAGAGTAGACAAAGATAAAAAGTGGCAGGCTAGGATTATTAATACGGTTGGAAAGATGTTAAAATATATTGAAATGAAAGTTCCACCTAAAGAGATGGCTATTAATCTTGCTGATATTATTTCTTTATATCCAAATTTACGGAATGACTTCATAACTGTAACTGGGGATAAAGCCGAGAAGATTAAGGAGATTTGTAAGGAAGCGAAAAAAGCCGTTAAACAGATTAAAAACTGGGAAGCTGTAAAGAAAGATTGCGGTGATGCCTTAAGTGTTTATATGACCGACTACGACGAAATTAAAGATGGTTCTGATACTCTGGTTAAGTGGAAGAAAACTAAGGGGCGTGAATCTATTGGAGTTAGTAAAGAGATAACCGGAAAATTATCATTCCTGAAATATTTGAAACTTAATGATAAGACTGGATATAATTATCTTTTTAGGAAGGGGTGGTTGAAGACTGGGAAGGATAGTAGGAGTGTTGATATTAAGTGGAAGGGCTAACAACCCTTTTTTATTTATAACTCACTTTTCTATTTATTGGTGTTGACTGTTGGTGTATTGTGGTGTAGATTGTAGGTATAGGAGATTTTGAAGATGAATGAGAAATACCAAGCAAAGCCAGATTTAGTAAATGGCAAGTGGAGAATATTAGTGCATGTTGACGGTGATGTATTACATTTAGGGAAAATGATTGACCCGCCATTAATGAGATATACTGAATATGACAAAGAAGAATTAGCCGTCCAGCATATAAAAGGTTCTGATGGTTTAGAGTTAATGAAGTACTAAACCAGCCCTACGGGGCAAAGGATTTAAAAAATGACCACTGAATTAAAAAACTGGATAGAAGAAAGAAAAGACAATCCTGATGACCTGGACGTTATGGAAATATTAAAAGAAATAGATGCTGAAGTATCAATGGATTCCAGAATTGCCGGAACTTTATTGACTGTTTTGTTGTGTGAGGATATACCTGAACCAGTGGAGACAGAATGTCTTGGAGCTGTTTATGAGGATAGGTATGGGACACCACATCAAATACATAAGGGGAAATCATGAGTATAATAGCAGGAATAATTTTAGTAGTGGTTATGTATAAGTTTGCATATGTATCATTCTGTGAAGCACATTTGACAGGAGGTAAAGAATAATTGTATACTATCTGTATTAGGTTTGAACCCCTAATTTGACATAACGTGCATTACCGATAGAGCTTATTTTCAAAACAGTGCTATCATTTAGACTTATATGCACGTGGTCTATTTGGTTGGTTCAACGCTGTTTTGGATGTAAGCTTTTTTTTGTTTCCTTTCAGTTTCCTAGTCGGTGTTTTGTAAGGGTAGACCGTAAATCTAACAAGCTGGTGAGAATGAAGCAATGAGCCAACTGCGATTGTGGGAATTAGATTGAAAGAGTATGTCAGAGGTGCATCCCTTAAGAATCAAACTTGTTATGGAATAGTAAATCTAATAACAAATAGTTAAGAGTGAAGTGATTCAGGTTAGTAGCTCTTTATAGTCTAAATACTTAAATAGTATAGAATATGTCTAGTAGTGACAGGTTCTGTTTTAGGTATCTTTAAAAAAGTTAAGGAGAATGGGTTTGAAATACATGGGAAGTAAGGCACGAATAGCCGATGAAATATTACCTATAATCCTGAAGGATAGAAAGCCAGATCAATGTTATACCGAGACTATGGTAGGCGGTGGAAATCTTATCGATAAAGTAGATGGATGGAGAATAGGTGCAGACTTTAATCATAATGTAATTTTAGCACTTGAAGAAATTAGAGATAATATTCACAGGATACCTAAGAACAACAAAGAGTTTACAGAATTGCAATATAACAAATTAAAGCAAGATAGTAAGATATGTAATAGACATGATATAGCTTTTTGTGGTTTCGCTTATTCTTATGGCGGTAAATGGTTCGGAGGTTGGTGTCGAGATGGTGAAGATTTTAGAGATTATGTAAAAGAAGCTTATTGCAATGCTTTCTATCAATATGAACACCTGCAGGATGTAGAATTGATTCATAGCTCATATTTAGATTTAAACATCCCTAAAGGATCTATAATTTATTGTGATCCTCCATATAAAGATACTACTAAATACAGTAACGCTTTTGATCATGAAGAATTTTGGGATTGGGTGAGGGTTAAAGAATCAGAGGGATATCAAGTTTTTATTTCTGAATATCAAGCACCTACAGATTTTACTTGTATATGGGAGAAAGAAATAGTTTCAAGTTTAACTCAGGATACAGGATCTAAAAAAGCAATAGAAAGATTGTTTACACTTAATCCAAGAATTAAACCAATACCAAAACAACCATTATTATTCTAAAAAACAGAGGGGAATGAAAGTATGAAGAATTACAAGTTAGTTAATAGTAGAGAGGTTCAGGAGAAAGCGTTTAGATTGGGGTATAGTTGGAATCTTGCAAGAAACTTAGATTTGCAATTCATGAATGATAATTTTATTACTGTCAATTCTGATGGATATCTTTATCGTTGTGAAAGTAGAACAAATTTTATTGATGAAGATCTTCCAGAAATAACCCAAAAAGATTTCTTAGCATTACCTGAGCCATTGAAGGTTGGTGATTGGGTGAAAGTTAAGGTTGGCGGTTTAAAGTATGCTCCTTTTATTGCTAAAATTTCATCATTTGTAGAAAAGTATAATGTTTCGTTTGATGGTGTTACAGACAGTACATTTAATATTGATCATTGCACAAAACTAACCCCAGAACAAATAAAAATACTAGAGTTGGACTCATGAAACAAAAAATATCAAAAATCCTACAACTAATTCTAATAATAATAGGACTCCCATTCTACATAGTAGATTTTTTCAGAAAGAATAAGGTTTGTGAATATGTGATTAGTAAGATTAATAAATGGGAAGATGGGCTTAATTGGTGGGGGAATAGGTGAGCGAGAAATGCATCTGTGGTAAATGTAAAAAGAAGTGTTACCCTTATACAGAAGATATAAAATTTTTATGGTTAACAATAAAAAAAGGGGAAAGACTGTACCCTGATTTCTGTAGTGATTTTAAAAGGAAAGGTAAGAAGTGAATATAAGAAAATACATAGAAAGGAAATATCCTAAAAGCTATAATAAGTTATTTGAATTATTTAGCGACCAGTGTTTATCAGATTATGTTAGAGGTAGAAAATATTTTCCTGTCTTTTTAGAAAAAGAGATGCAGGGCTATTCTGTAGGAACCTTATGTTTAATGAAAAGATACAAGGATCGAGATAGTGAAGGTGTTTGGACTAGTCAATTTACGGTTGAGTTTGTTTCTAATTGTGATAGCAATAAAGATAAAATAAATACATACAGTGGTTATCATTCTTGGGGTGGATATTATTATGTTGAGCATACAAGAATAGAGGAGTAAAGAAATGAAAACAAACGAATTAATAAAAACATTAAAAGATCATATTTCTAATTGTGAAACTCTTGGGAATGCAACAACTCGTATATGGAAGAAAGAGTTAGTTTCTATTGTTGATGTTTTGGAGTTGATGAAATGTTGCGGTAATTGTCATTTGGAGGATCTTAGTTATGGTGGTAATGAATGCCCTCATTATCATGATTGTAAAAGAGTTATGATTAAACCTGACGGGTTTATTGATTATTGGCAGGAGATTAAATGAACGAAAAACAAACATACAACGAAATAATAATCCACTCCATAGAAAATAGTGAGGTTCCAATAGTTGATCATCTTATTGAAGAATTATCAGAATTGATATCAGAGTTATGTAAAAAAAAGAGGGATAGACCGCATTCAGTAAATGGAGAAATGGCAGATGTTTTATTCCAGATGGATAAATATTTAAAAACGTATAATACTACTATTGAAGATCTGAGAAGTTTATCTATAGCAAAATCGTGTGTTAAGTATCCTGAGTTTATGGAGACACTATCTTGAACTGCTCAAATATAGACTGCCCGAATAACTCGGGTGGTTGCTGTATAGCCGATGAGTGCCTATTAAATAGAGAAATTGACAATAACAAAAAATAGTAATAAACTAAGGGCATGGCTAAACTCAACTATCAAACGTTATGTAATATTTATACATTAGAACAGATTCAAGAGAAGGTAACTTTCTATATGGATGCTCTTGAAGGCGCTGTTGTTCGTGAATATTCAAAAGATACTTCGCAAGGACGGCAACAAGTAGAGTCTGAAGAGATGAAAAATATAGAATCAGTGTTGGCAGTATGGATGAAAGCCTTAGAATGCAAGAAAGGTCTTGGCGGTGTTAATATCGTGTCTCACAGCTTCGGCAGAGGGCGGTGCTAATGGGTGTATTCAATAGAAAACCAAAAGTAGACCAAAATAAAATCAATCTACAAATCAAAAATCACAAACTACAACAAGAAATTCAGAAAACAAATACAGTTAATAGATTGATGAAAAATATGGATGCTCAAATGTCTGGACATCAATCATTTCCACCAGAGTTTTATACTACAGGAATTAAACAGGGTCTACTTGGTGGTAGGTTATCAGGAAATAATAGAATTGCCCGTGATAGATCACGACAGGCCGTTAATATATCCCCAGTTGCAGAATCAACAGTTAACACAATATCAACTCTATCAGTCGGTACAGGGCTACAACTCGAAGCAGCACCGGCATGGATATTATTAGAGCAAGTAAAAAACTGGACTCCTGAACAAAGATCCCAATGGATGAAGAAAACTGAAGCACGATACAAGCCTTGGTGTAAAAGAAAATCAACCGTATACGATGAATCTATGAACCGATATCAACAGGAACAACAGGAATTTCTTGATAAACTAATTGATGGTGAATACTTTCATATTTATAGATATTCTTCAAACTCTAAACTTAATCCAATGACTATCCAATTAATCAGACCAGAGGACGTTAGAAACCCAATAGGCTCTATGGTTCTACAGGGAAACTCGGAAGAGGATGGAATTGAATATAATTCTAAAGGTCAACCCGTAGCATATCACATATATAATCATGCGACTTCTAAAACTGTAAGAGTTCCAAAGAAGGGCGCAAGATCTGGAAGGGTCTTTGTTAATCATGTAAAACTTGGTAAAAATCGAAGAGGTGTTGGAATAATTGCTAACATGATTGCGGAATTAATGAAACTTGGTGATTATCAATTATTAGAAATTCAGGCTGCAGTCGTTAATGCTCTTTATGCCGTATGGGTGGAAACTCCTGAAGGTGAAGATGGAATTGCTACAGTTAATCAGGGTATCGGATCAGCAGCGCAAGCATCAACAACAGAGATCACAAATGGACAATGGAACAACGACAGACAGGATTTAAACTACTCAGAGGGTGGAATTGTTGTTGATAGTCTCCCTGGTGGATATAAAATTCAATCTCATAACACATCAAGACCGAATGTCAATTTTGGTGGTTTCGTAGATGCAGTTAAAAAAGATCTATCAGCTTCCAAAGGTATTCCGATTTCAGTATTAGATAAAAAGTTTGAAAATAATTATTCAGCTTCCCGTGGTGAGTTAATCCTTGCATGGTACGAAATAGAAAAATATAGATTCAATCAATCATTTACTGATGATACTATTTATACAATGTGGTTATGGGGTGAAGTTTTACAAGATAAGATTATTGCACCCGGTTTTCTATCTGATGAAGAGACTAGAGAAGCATGGAGCGGTGCAAAGTGGATAGGTAATCAAAGACCTGACATTGATCCTCTTAAGTCTGTTAAGGCTCATATACTAGAACATAATAGAGGATATAAGACAGCGGTTCAGATTACTAAAGAGCGTGATGGTGGAGACTGGAATGATAATCAACCACGTGTAAAAGATGAACTTGATAAAATTGCAGAAATGCAGAAAGTATTTGCTGAATTGAATTTGGCAGATCAATAGATAAACTAGAGTCGGACAAAGCTTTAGGAGGTAGAGTATGGCGGAACCAGTAATAGTTAATTTAAACGAATGGGTGTGGACAAACGTGGCAACTAATGTTTCAACGGGAAGTATTCATCTTAAAGATTCTAGTGTGTCTTATTATCAAACATTCAGATTGACCGGAGAGGCAGCACCACCAGCACCTACACTCGGGACTATTCCAGAGGAAGCGGTTAAAATATTTGCTCATTCAAATCAAGTGCCAATTTCATCCGGTGATTATATCGATGTATATATTATGTGTGCAAACAGTGATAATGATTCTGATGATGGCGGAAAAATAAGAGTAGACATATGAGTGACTTTATAGGAAATGGCCCCGAAGGTGGTTTAGATTTTGGGAATCTCGCTGGAATAAGATGGACTGACAAGTCTTTCCCTGCAACAGCTTCAAAATTAGGGATACAAGATAAGCCGGATTTTAATTATACGGAACTCGGGCTATTATTTCCTTTTGACGATACCGCAGAAAAAATATATATATTAGATCAAATGTGGCATACTAAGAAATTAGATACACCACTAAGGTTGCATATTCATTTTCTTCAAGACTCTGTTAATCTTCCTAATTTTGTATGTGAATATAGATTCTATAATAACGGTGCTACTATTCCAGGATGGACAACTATAAAAACAGATGATGGAGCAGGGGCAGTATTTACATTTGTGGCTACTCCCTTTGTTAACTTAATTCAATTCCCAGAGATACCAGCACCTGTAAATGAAAAAATTAGCGCAATATTAGATATGAAAATATGGAGAGATGATACTAACATTGCAGGAGATGTATTAACAAAATACATTGATTATCATTTTCAAGTTGATTCTTCGGGCAGCAGACAGGAGTTTACAAAATGAGTGATTTTATAGGCAGTAATTTAAGCGATAAACCTTCTATAGTTTCTGGTTCAAATGTAGTATCAAACATAACTGTAGAGCTAGTTAAAAAAGGCTATATGTATACTCTTCAAACTGTAATTGAAGGTTTAGATGACGGAGCAGTAACAGATATATTAATTGACCCGTCTGCATTTACTGGTAAGTTTGGTGTATTATATTCATTCGGATTTGCAGTAACCCAAGGAAAGGCAATAGGGCAATTTTTCGCAGGTGGTACTTATTCCGGAGGAACTCCACTTTTAGTTTTAAATAGAAATGAGAATTCTTCCAATACTCCAGCAACAACAATAACACAGGCTCCTACCGTTACAGTTTTAGGAAATGGTGGTTTTAAATATATAGCAGGTGGAGAAATTCAGGGGAACAATTTGGCAGGCGGAACAACATCAGGAGAAGATAGCAATTTCCCAACTGAGATAAATCTTTCTGTACCTCGATTATTAAGAATCACCCATACGGGAGTTGAAGGGACTTTTGATTTAGAATTAAGACTTGTATTCGCAGAGATATTAGAGACATAAAGCGTTAAATTGACAAAACATAAACAATAGAGGTATTATAGAGGCATGATAATTTTAGAATGGAATGGCGAAATAGGTTACTGGGAATTAGATTCAGATATAGTTTCTAGAGATTTAAAAAACGCAGGTGGTGATGATATAACTGCAAGGTTTTCATCTCCCGGTGGATCTCTTGGAATTGGTGGTGATATTTATTTAGCACTAATCAATTATAGAAGAACATATCCCAACGCTCAAATGATATTAGAAATCGGCTCAATGGCTGCTTCATACGGATCATTGATTGCTGCTTCACCTGTTTGGAATAAGGTTAAAGTTTCTGATATCTCTATGGCTATGTATCATAATCCTGCTAATTTTGTTTATGGTGATTATCAGGCAATGAAAGATAATGCCACAATGTTAGAAGATGCTAGAGATATGTATTTGAATATATATTCTACTAAATCAGGAAAGAGCGATTCAGATACAATTGCTATGATGGATAAAACTACTTGGTTAATGGGTGGTCAAGCTATCATTGACGCAGGGTTTGCAGACGAATTAATAACTACAGAAGGTAGTGATGATTCAGACATGTCTATGATTGCAGAAAAGGCAAAAATGGCATATAAAACAACTATGGCAAAAATGGCAACAGATTCACAAAATAGCGAAAAGCCTTTTGATTATTCTGGAGCTATGGCAAATATGAGTGCTATTAAAACAACAATGAACACAAATACATCGACTCCGGTCGTTGATAATAAACCTACTCCGGTAGGAAAATCTAAAATGGAGGTTCCTATGACGGAAGAGGAATTAGCAAAGTTTAAAAAAGATAATCCTGAAGCGTACAAAGCCATGATGAAAGATGGTGCGGATCAGGAAAAAACAAAGAACAGTGAAAGAGTAAAATCTCTTACTGAAATGAAAGATAATGAACGGTATAAAAAAGTACCTGAAATGATCGCTGTAATTGATGATGCTATTAAAGACGGGAAATCAAAAGATGAATGCATGACAGAAATGAACGCTGTAATGTTATCTGTTTTTAACAACCCTGCAAGAATGGCAGAGATGGAAAGCCCTGAAGATATCGTTAGTGGTGATTCAGTTGTTGAAGAATCCGAAAAAATAGGGGAGGTGTAAAATGTCAGTATTAGATAACGAAGTTAAGCCTAACGATTATAATTTTACTGAGAAAAAACTTCTTAGTGCAAAAATGGCTGTTGAAATGTCAGTTACAAACAATACTACCAGAACAATGAAGTTTGGTGAAACTGTTTTCTTGAATGGTTACGTTGGTGAAGTTATGGAACAGGATGGAATAATTGCAACGGCTACAGGTTTAATAAATATTAATCCAGATCGTCACATTTCAATGAATCAGGTTGATGTTGCAGATACATTTGCAGCACAAAAGAATCCTATTTACTTTTTACCACAAACAAATAGTGATCCAGGTGAATGGAAAGATACTGATACTACCGGACTTGTAGTATTTAAAGCGGAAGTTGTAGAGTCTGGACCAGCGGAAACACCTGCATATATCGTATTTAAACCACCATACCAAAATGGTGATTTAGCGTTAACAACATAGGAGGGCTTTGAAAAATGAGTACTAAGTTTACGTCAAGAATGACACTTGCTGAAGAGGCAAGAGAAAAAAGAGACTCTGGTAAGATGAGATTAAAGCCAGTTGTTTTCTCTAATCCTGTATTGTCTGGAACATTTGACAATATGAGTTCGCAACAAAAATTTGATGCAATTGCAGGTATGACAGCTTCAAGTCTGACTCCTTCTAATCTTGCAACTTCCTTGAAGATTACAGAGCAGTTTGATAGTGGTTTTGAAGTTCCAATGATGTGGAGCGATAAAAAGAAAGGAACAGTTTCAGAGAAATTGACAGCCGGAACTTTTATGAGTTCAAACACTCTTCCTGCAGATTGGCAGAACCTTTGGGATGCAATAAGAATTGATGTAACTGTTAAGAAAGCAGCAATGCCGACTATCAGACAGTTTATATATAACATCAAAACTAATCCTAACTATACCAGAACTCTTAAGCCAACTGAACTTGGTAGAGCTTCAATTTATTTTGAAAAAAATAATGGTCATGGTCAAGCAGTTCCACAGGGTGAAATCCTTGGTGGTGGTTATGAGACTTTTGATATTGAAATCTATGGTGCTGGTTTTACATGGGATCTATTAGGTGAACTTTTCGGAATGGCTATTACTCCAGATGAAATGACAAATGCCTTAATTATGGGTGAGAACGCTTTAAAAGACGATCTTGCAATTAGTCCTATCATAAACTTCTCTTATGTAGCAGCAGCTTTAACAGCAGCATCTACAGAGGGTACAGCTAGACAAGAGAAATTATGGAACACTCTTGTTGATGGTAGAGATGATATGAGAGTTAGAAATCATCCGGCAACAGGTAGACCACTTGATACAAGTAATTTAATTATACTTGCAAGTGCTTTTGATGCTGAGAATATCTTAGATGTTTCTAAAGGTCTTCCATCAGTTCAGGATAAAACTATCAATTCTCTATCATGGCTTAAGCAGGTTATTGCTTACGAAGGTGAGACAATCGAGCTTAGAGATAGAACTATTGAATATGATGGTGTTGCCGTAGGTACATGTTTCATGTTGATCCCTGCTTCACAATTACCTGCTTCCGGTTATATGGAAATTGCAGTTAAACGTGATTTAGTTGTTGAGACTGATTTAAAGCCTAATGTAAATAACTTATCAAGAGAACAAAAAGCTTGGTGGTTTGCTGAAGGTATCTGGTACAAAGGTATTCAGTACTTCGTACAAAAGATAACTTTACCAGCATGGTAATAGGTGAATGAGAAAAGTTTCTATTGTTGGTGGTGGAGTTGGTTTTAAAAATGCACTTGTCACAGGTTGTGAAATCTGGACAGTTCAAAGTGTGTTTCCTAAACTGGGGAAAGCTGATAAAGTTTTCCGGCTCCATGACCATGAGTTACTTTTTGATATAATAGATAATACGGAGATTGTCACTTTTGATGATCTCCCTGTTATAAAGATGGTTGAGTCATTCGGCAGTTATTTCCATTCATCTATTTCTTGGATGGTTGGATATGCAGTTTTGACAGGTTGCAAATATATAGAATTCCATGGCATTGATATGTTATTGGAGTCTGAGTATAGTGACCAGAGAGACGGATTATTCCGAATGATTGGAATATCCCAGATGTTAGGTGTTCGGTTTATTGTTCCTGATTGGTCTGGAGTATTTATGAAAGAAAAATTATATGGATTGGGAGAAATTGAAAATGGCAGAAGCAACAGAAAAAGTATATGAGGTTTTACCAGGGAAAAAGTACACTGGTAAACACGGTGTTTATGTTGGGAAGTGTGACAGTAAAATTGTCGGTGATAAATTTAAAGAGTCTGAAATAATGGGTGGTGAAGAACATCTTGAAATGGCTTTAAAAGGTAGCGATAAATATAAAGTTAAACCTGTTATTAAAATATCAACGGCTAAGGCTAAAAAATGATAGCCCTTAAATCTTTTGAAAATAAAACCTTTGGTAAAATCACCAAGGGTCAAACTATCCCGGAAAGAGTTTTAAAATCTATGGATCAGAGAGCTTTGAAGGCTGCTGGTTTTATTGCTGATGAAGAAAAAAAAGAACCTGTAAAAAAGACTATAAAAAAGGGAACTAAAAAATAAATGGGAATAGACTTGCAAGCTAGATCAGTTTCAGATTCACAGAAGATTCATAATGGTACTCTTGGTACTGGTGGATTTAATGTATCTCTGAAGTTTACAAGTCTGGTTCCTGAAGTTTTGACTATCCAGGGATTGTTTAATGATACATCGTTAAATATTAATCCTGAAACTGGAATGTTAATGATTGGTTCTAAGATAGCTATTTCTTTCCATCAATCAGATCTAACTATATGGGACGGTTTATCAACTTTAGCCAGATGGAAAATTGAGTTCAACAATGGTGCTGGACAAACTGTCATCTGTGAAATTGACCCCGTTATGCCAGATAGATCTTTTGGGGATATATTAGTTATGTGTAAAATCATATCAGGACATAAATAATGGCGGGTATAGAATTACCTCCATGGGTACAGTTTAAAACAAACGCGGTTGCTATCCTGCAAGTTATAGCAGCAGAAGAAAAAATAGTAGATCCTGAAAGGGATTTTATTGTTAATAAAGACCGTTACAGGCCATGGATTGAAGCGGAACAAACTAAACCTTTGGTTAACGTTATGATTCAGGGTATGATTCAGGATTCTGCAAGATCAAGTGCAAGAACATGTTCTCTTGATGACGTTGTTGTAAACTTTGATATGTATGTAATCGGTAAAGCTGGGGAAGTATTGCCAGTAGATGAAGAAGCAGCCCAGAGACTTGATTTGTTAGTAGCGCAAGTCCGAGAGGGATTAACCCGATTAGATTTAATTGATTTTGGTTTCCCGATAGGTACAATTGACAGAAGTCAAAACTTGACGTTGACTTATTATAGTCAAGAAAACGAACAGGCTACAGGGCAGTACGCTCCTGCTAGATTGAGCATGAATGTACAATTCCCATTCGAGCCACAAGATAAAACAGAATATTTAGATTTAACGGAACTCAATGTTGATGTTTCTGACGATCTTGCAGAATTATATAAATTGAAATTTAATTATCCATAGGAGGATTAAAATGGAAATAGACCCGAATGTAAGAGCATCTAATGTTTTTGTTGAGATGCAGGGTGTAAAAAGGGGAGTAGGTTCAAACTTTTTACCTCCTACAGGTTTAATTTTAGGACAGTATGATCAAGCGAGTGTAGGGGTTATTGATTACACCCCTATCCAGTTACTAGGTGCTGATGCAGTTGGTTCAAAGTTTGGTTTTGGTTCAGAGATTCACAGACAGGCACTTTGGGTGTTTGGTCTACTCGGTGGGTTTTCTGATAAATTATGGTTTTCTCCAATTCCAGAACCAGGGGGAGGAGTAGTAGGAACAGGTGATATAGCTTTTGCTGTAAATGCCTCAACTTCTGGAACTTACTATTTTTCTATTGGTGGAGATGTAGTTAACTTTGGTGTTAATAAAGATGCTACACCTACGGAAATCGGGGATAGTTTTGTTACTGCAATTACAGCAAACCTTAATGGTATGGTAACAGCTGCAAATGTAGCAGGGACAGTAACACTAACATCTAAAAACAAAGGTGTTAATGCTAACGAAATTAAGTTAGTTCTTAATCCATCCGGTGTAAGTCAAGAAGATCAAAACCCAGGAGCAACAACCGTTGCAGTTGGTGAATATTTAACTGGTGGTAGTGGTGCAACTGATATCCATGATACATTCTTCAATTCATCTGAAGAGGATATCTTAGGGGATAGATTTTATACAATGATTTCTTGTCCTTATTCTGATGCAACTAATCTTGGTTATGTAGATGATTCTTGGAATGCTCGAAAAGATCCAGGAGTTAAAAGACCATTTGGTGCAGTAGTTGGATATGCTAAAGAAACATTGACTCAGGCTTTAGCATTACCGGCAACAATTAACAGTGAAGGTATTTGTCCGGTTTGGGAATCAAGATCTTATGCACCAGCTTTTGAATTATCGGCTGCAGTAATGGGAATAGTTATGGAATCTTGTAAACTTGATCCAGGTAGACCATTCAAAACTCTTGCAACTGGAATCCCAATGGATACAGGTTTATCAGATTTATCCTATGCAAAAAACGATGCATTGTTTAAAGCTGGTATGAGTTACTTTAAAACCGTTGGATCTGAAATGGTTACAGGTGATTTAGCATTATCATACAGACTTAACGGTGTAGCTGCTGCAGATGATTCATGGTTTGACCTTGTTGCTCTAACTCTTAGACAACAGAAGGTTTATGATATCGAACAGGTGTTCATTTCCGCTCCTTACGAACGGGGGATTTTAGCAGATGATACGAATATTTCTATTAAGCCTTATGTTATTAAGCCTAAAAAAGTTATCGCTGATATCTCAGCACTGGTTAATTCGTGGGATTTTGAAGGGTGGACAAAGAACGCTGCAGAAGTTAAAGCAAGTATTACAGCAATAATCAATGTTAGTAATAATAGCCGAATAGATGCGACAGTAACAGACGATGAGGCGAAAGCTCTTAGAATTGTTTCAGTACTGTATAACTTTTTATTTTAAGGGGGATTAAATGAGTAATTTTATTCGTGGGGGAGTTCCCCGAGATATCAATTTAGGTGGTTTTACTTTCCAGGCAGCAGAGGGAGAAACTTCTGTCCTTAGGTTAAGTGGTCGAGGTGGTACAGTTAAGCTATCCGGTAGCAGTCTACCATATAAAGAATCTAATCCGCAGATAGGAGCCTTTAATCAGACTCTTACTGTAGATGAGGATGATTTTGCAAACCTTAGAACTTTGCAGGATTCAAACGAAGTAATTACTGGGTATGTAACAATGCCTAGTGGTAAAACTTACAACCTGTTTGTGTCAATTTCCAACGACGATGCTTTAGAGCTAGACAACGGAACGGTATCACTTGAAACAATGGGTAATGTTGAGTTACAATAGATGAACAAAGCCCCTAGGAATAGGGGTGTTTTTTAGGAGAAACGGATGGAGAAATTAAGTAAAGATGAGGCAGAGGAACTATTAACAAATTGGGCTGATTGTATGGAATTGGATACAGATTCAGAATTATTTGAAGATGCAAAAGATGAATTATCAAACCCGGTTAAGTTACAGAAATTAACATTTGATCCAGAGACAGAGATCTTTTCTTTACAGTTAATTAAACCTGTTACTTACAATGATGGGAAAGAAATTCATATTATAGAAATAAAAGAATGTGACTTTGAAAGTAAAAGAGTACTGCAGAAATATAAAGAGAATGAAAGCATTGCAAGTGCATGCGCTGTAATATCTTCATATATTAGCCAGCCTATTTCTATTGTAAACAAATTAAAAGATAGAGATATTAACAGAATCAACGCTGTTATTATGTGTTTTATTACACAGACACAAGTTAAAAAAAAATAGGTTATCCAAATATAAGAATCCCTGATTACTCAAATGAGTTTGAAATGATTGGGGTTTTAGGGGAACACTTTAAGGGTGGTTTACCTATACCATACCAGATGAAAATGGTTTCAAGTGAATTGCGAATGTGGTATGAAATATATGAAAAGCAGATGGCACAAAAAGCCGTGATAAATGAATATGCAAATAAGGGCAAAGATGTTCCGAAAGGAATAGCCTTTTTAAATAAAGTTAAGAGTAAAATTAAAGAGTGGAATACTGTTAATGTGGAGGAATAAATCATGAGTAAGTTTTCTTTAGAAGCGATCCTATCATTAACAGATAACTTGACTAAACCGTATAAAAACACTACTAATAAAATCACAGCATTAAATAAGGGGCTTACAGGCTCATTCGGTCTATTAAATACAGGAATCAATAAAACTATTGCTTTTGCTGGGAAAGGTCTTTTACGGGCTGGACAGGTAGGGCTTGGAGCAATTGCAGTTGGTACAGGTATAGCTGTCAGAGAATTTATTGCTCTTGATGAATCTATAACTCAAGCCGGGGCAAAGTTTAAAGATTTAACTATAGGTACTCAGGAATATGAGCAAACATTAATAGCACTTTCTCAGGCAGCACGGGACGTTGGAAGAGATACAGAATTTTCCGCAGTAGATGCAGCCGGAGCTTTAGACAAAATGGCTATGGCCGGACTTCGATCCGATCAATCAATGGCCTTGTTAAGAGGAACAACCAACCTAGCAACCGCAGCAAATACAGACTTAACAACAGCCGTAGATATTGCAACCGATTCATTGGGAGCCTTTAACCTAATGGTTGATGATACTGCACAGCTACAAGAGAACTTAACAAGAGTATCAGATGTAATGGCAAAAACCACCACTACTTCTAATACCTCATTACTAGATATGTTTGAAGCAGTTAAAAAGGGAGCGCCAGCATTCACAGCAGCAGGCCAAGAGATTGAAGATTTTGCAGCACTTACCGGAGTTATGGCGAATTCAGGTGTTAAAGGATCAGAAGCAGGAACAATTTTAAGAAACGTTATGTTAAGACTTGCAAAGCCAACAGGTGAAGCCATGGATGTGATTAAGGATCTTGGTGTTACTACCCAGGATGCAAATGGTGACTTCAGAAATATAATTGATATACTTAGAGACTTTGAAAAAGGTCTTGAAGGAATGGGAACAGCCCAAAGAACCGCAGCACTTTCAACAGTATTCGGAGCAAGAGCGGTAACAGGTGTAAATGTTCTATTAGCTGAAGGATCAAGAGAGCTTGTAAAATATAGAGATAGTCTTATTGAAAGTGGTGGAGCTTCACGAACAATGGCAGAAGCTATGCGGTCATCAATAGGGAACAGGTTAAAAGTATTAAAATCTGGTCTAACAGAATTAGGACTACAGTTTATTGATGCTTTTGATGATAAAGGAAGAAAGGCACTTGATAGAATTATAGAATCTATTCAGGGTTTTGATATGAATATAATAATCGATGGAATAAATAACACTATAGAAGGTTTTAAAAAACTAGGGAATTTTATCACAGAACACCGAGGACTTATAGAAGGTCTAGTTATAGCTCTAGGATCATTTAAACTTGCAGTTATTGCAGTTAATGCAGTACAGGCCATACAGATGGGAATGATGGCAACAGCCCCAATTCTCAGCATGATAAAAGTATTTATGTCTTTAGCGAAAACCGAGGGTATTCTTGCAACGGCTCAACTTGCATTAAATGTTGCAATGACAGCAAACCCAGTAGGATTAATAATAGTTGGTGTAGCTGCCTTGATAGCTGGACTGGTTGCACTAGGAATAGTTATATACAGGAATAGAGATGCAATTGCAGCTTTCTTTATAGCAATAAAAGATCTAGTAGTAAAAGGGTTCCAGAAAATTGCACCTGTATTGGAAGTAATCGGCCGTGGATTCATGACCTACTTATTAACACCTATAAATCTAGTTATTATGGCTATTAAAGGATTGTTAACATTATTATCTAAAATACCGGGTGTCGGTGATAAATTACAACCAGCTCTTGATTCACTCCAAGCATTTCAAGATAAAATGAATACAGTTACTTTGATTGGTGGAAATAAACAAGAGTCAACAACTCCTGAACAAAACAGCATAGACAATCCAAGCACAGCAACAAGTATAGAATCACATCTTGCAATACAGAAAGAAAAAGCTGAAAAAGAACGTGAGACGAAACAGAGATTTGATATAAATCTAAATGCACCAAGTGGATTTGGAATGGCTTTTGACGGTCAAGCCCCTTCTACATCTGTTCAATTAGGAGTTCAATAAATGCCAGTACCAGAATGGGTAAATAGACTAAGAACAGGATCATATGTATCACCAAAAGGTGTAGAAAGCTTTTTTAAGTTTGATATAGTATCCCGGACAGGTGGGAAGAAAGCCTCTATTCATGAAATACTAAATTCAGATGATGCAATAATTCAGGATCAAGGAAACCGGGTTAAATCATACCCGATGAATATTTATTTTGTAGGAGATATCGGAGATCAGGAATCAGATAATTTTATACAATCATTAGAGGAAGAATATTCAGCAGAAAACCCAGGTACTTTAAAACATCCGAGATGGGGAGACATATCAGTAATTCCATTTTCTTTTCAACAAAATGAGAACTATGTCAAAGGGGCTGGCATCTTCAGGTGCCAAGTTGAGTTTAAAGAATCGATAGCCTTAACATTCCCCGGTATAGCTGGACTCAATGAATCTGAAATAGTAAGTAACATAAACACCCTTGAAGATAATATTGATATTGCAAACGAAGCTGTTGATATTGATCTTGCTGCCAGATATGCAGAGTTTAGAGCGACTATTGATGATGTTGTTGATATTGTTGTTAACGGTATAGGCTCGGTGGCTGCTTTGGTTAAAGAAGTGGATGATGAATTCAGATCTATTCAAGATGATATTGACAGGGCTTTGTCAGTAGGTGCGACAGCTCTTGAGATATTAGGCCAAGTAAACAAGCTGATTAGACTACCGGCACAGATAGCGAGTAATACGATAACAAAGATTCAAGGCTATGGTTCAATGCTTGCGGTTTCAGATCCAGAAAATCCAACAAGCTCACCTTTAACAGATGCCTTTTTAAATAATGTTAATCCACAAACTAACAGAGTTGCACAGATTAATAATGCTGTAATGATGCAAAGTATAACAAGTATGGTAACATCTCAGGTTATAGAAGCTGCTTTATTTACAGATTTAGAAACACGAGATACAGCAGGGGAAGTAATAGATTTTATCAATCAATCTTCTGATGTTGTGGAGGAAGCAGTTTCAACAACTTATCAGACTTTAGCAGATCCAGAACAAACCAATGTAAATATAACTAACATTTTTACCCCGGATCATAATACAGGATCATCGTTAAAAGAGGTAGTTTCACAGGCTAATTCATTATTGATATCCAGATCTTTTGATTTAAAAGCTAAGAAAACAACTATTTTGAAGGCTCCTATTGATGCATTGTCGTTGACGTATGAATTGTATGGGACTATAGATGAATTGGAATTTTTGATTAATACTAATAAATTGACTGATGTTGAGATTATTGAAATGCCTGTTGGGAAGTCGGTGATTTCTTATGTATAATTCAAAACAAGTATTGACGTTTGGTGTAATATGGTGTAGCCTCTAATTAAGTCAAGGAGATTAGAGATGAAATTAGATGAAAAGATTTTAGAAGCAATTAAGCAGGGTTTACCTGAAGCAACAGTTGGTGCATTCAAAGAAAGAATGGAAGAGTTGGAACATTTAGCAAATCAGGTTGAACCGTTAAAAGGGAAACTAGAAGATAAATGTTCAGAAATTAAAAATCTTACATTTGAAAGAAACAATCTAAAAGGTTATAAAAACAGATTAGAGGAAATTGAAAGAGCTGAGTATAAACTCATTCTTGATCAGACAGAATTAAGAATTAAATCAGAGGTTCTTGAAGTCAGAACAGAGCTTATGGATACTAGAGTTACAGACCATAAAGAAATGTTTAATGTTGTTTTTAGAAACACCACTCTTAGAAACGAAATACATTCTAATTCTTTTGGTGGAGAAAATGACTATAATAACAATATTAACAAGTCAAACAATGAAACCAGAGATGTTACAACTAAAAAAACTGAAGAATAACCAAAAGTTGAATTATTCCCAATTTAGGTATATGCTAAACATATGAGAATTAATTATGCCTAAAGCGGGAACATTCCACCTAGTTATACCGGGTGACAAAATAAGATCATTAGCCAGAAAAGTATATGGTTATGATAGAAGCGCAGATATTACCAACGCTAACACCGACCTACTAAAAGGCCGTGAAATATCCCTAGAAGGATTACCAACAATTTTTCCCGGTGATAGATTATGGCTTCCTGCAGTAAAAGAAAGATTTAGCGATAAAATATTAGCAACAACAAACGATGAAATAACCATAAGACTTGATGGTGTTCTATTTTCCGGTTGGACTGCAGCAAATATTCAGAGAAATATTAATACTGTTGCCGATGCTTTTACTTTCTCTCTTCCATACGACTCATCTAATGAACAACTCAAACAATTAACAAAACCATACTCCTATAAAAAATGCGATCTCTTTATAGGCGGTGAATTATATATTGCTGGACAGACTATAAAATGGAGTACTGCAAGCCGTAGTAATCAAACAGTTAAAACTATTGATGCCAGAACCAAAGCAGGTCACACGGTCGAATGTATGGCACAAAAAGAGGCTGTTGAATATAGGGATCAAACACTCTCACAAATAGCAGTCGATATAATGGCAAGTTACGGAGACGATTTAAAACCGTTATTCTTTGCAGGGGATTCTGATAAATTTACCAGAGTTAGAAAAGAAGTTACAGATACAGATTTTGATTTCCTTTCCGGTTTAGCAGCTCAAAAAGGATTTATGATTACCTCCTCAGATGATGGAAGATTTGCATTTATCAGGGCAGCGGTTAATGGATTACCTGTATTTAGATTCATTGAAGGTGAAACAGCAATTGAACATATAAGTGTTTCCAGTGATGGAACTAAACGGTTCAGTAGTATGCAGGCAGTAACAGAAACAGCCGGAGGATCTGGGGTTAGTAGTGCATTATCAGATGATACTATTGATACTTATAGGCCTCTTGTTTTCAGTGCTGATGATTTAGAAGCCGGAAATTTAGAAACAGCTTTAAAGTGGAGAAGGTCAAAAGCCCTTGCAGATAGTTATTCTGTATCGATCACCGTAACCGGATGGAGAAATGAACACAACCAGTTATGGCGGGAAAATATGAAAGGCTCAGTAAAAGCCCCTTCAGTTGATATATTCACAGAATCGGATTATATTATTAGTGGGGTTACTTTAACTAAAGATGAGAATGGTGGGAATATAGCTATATTGCAGATGGTTATTCCTCAGGCTTATAGTTTAGAGTTTCCTATTCGGTTTCCTTGGGAGGGTTGATGTCAACAAAACAAGTCAAAGCGAACCTATTAACAATGAAATCAACCGTAATAGATCAATTTCCAGGAGATGTAACCGGTGATTCGATAATCGTTACAGCAACAGGAAGTGCAGAAAAAGGGGAAACATCGCAACTATTTTATTCTGATGGTCTAATCTCTAATCCTGCAAGTGGAACAGTGGGTTTCAGAATATCTAAAGGTTCACTTGATATTGTAGTTGGATCTATGAATTATCAAATACCTATTCCAGAAAATCCAGGTGAAAAATTATTATATTCTACGGATGCAGATGGTGTTATCCAGTGTAAATTATTTCTTGATGCAGAGGGGAATTTTATTTTTAATGATGGGAGTGATTTTGCAGTTAGGTATTCGGCTCTTGAAACGGCTTATAATCAGTTAAAAACAGACTTTGCATCACTCGTTACGGTTGTTAATGATAATGCAGCACTTCAAGGAACACATTCTCATGCGGTTACGGTTGACCCGGGAACTCATCAAGGTACAGCAGCAGCAACATCAACCCCCGGAGATACAGGTAGTAATTCAACCGGAGATATAACCCCATCTAAAATAGAGGAGATAAAAGTTCCATGACAGAAACAACATACACAGGTGATTTAGACCTACAAATTAATGGCGAAGGTGATTGGGATATTGTCTATGAAAATGGACAGCCTAAAATGACCGATGGATTTAGTACTTGTGTTACTCTTGCAATTTTTGGAGATCCTGATTTTTGGCAGAATGAACTTACTAACGATCCAGCAGAAAAATATATATCTGAATTTCCTGAAGTTGTAAGGGTTGGACGGGTTAATAATGCCACTATTAATAATGGTGTGGCAGCTATAAAAAAAGCACTTCAATTTATGATCGATTCAGGCATGGCGAAAACCATAAATGTCACAGGTAGTCTTTTGACGGTTTATGCTATACAATGGACTATAGATATTCAGAGAGATGAAACCAGTGTTAGATACCGGGTGAACTGGGATAAGGGGTTGATAAGTGCTACCACAAATACCAACAGCTAAAGAAATTAAAGATAGGATTGTCAGTGATCTTGAAAATAAATTAAATCAAACAACGCCACTATTACCAAAGGCATTCAATAGAGTTTTAGCAGGTGCATTATCTGGATTAATTCTATTACTTTATCAGGTGATCCTCTGGACTTATTCTCAAATATTTCCTGACACGGCAGACCTAACAGCCCTTAAACTATTAGGTGCCTTAGTAGACGTCGAACAACTACCCGCAACATTCACAGTCTTAGAAACTACAGTCCCAGGAACAGAATCAGCCCCGGTAACAGTTGGAACCCTATTTCGTGGTGCCAATAATATGGTATATAAAGTTACTCTAGGTGGATTCGTAACGGGTGGAATTGCTACGGTCAATGTAACAGCCCAAGAATCTGGAGAGATTGGTAATCTTCCAAATGGATCAGTTCTTGATATTGTTTCACCAGATCCGGCATTAATTGGAACCGCTACAGTTACCGCAAGTATTATAGATGGTGACGATGCAGAGAGTGACGATTCCTATAGAACAAGAGTTTCAGCAGCATATAAGAAAAGAAAAACAGGTGGTTCCCCTGTAGACTATGAAGCATGGGGATTAGAAACACCAAATTTTGATTGGATTTCCCCTCTTGATAATCCTATCCTGCCGGGCGATATAATTGTATATGGAAAGGTTGATAATCAAACCGATGGAATACCAACGCAAAACCAACTTGACCAGATGTTAGAATATCTCTTGGTTGATCCAGTTTCAGGACTCAGAGACAGACATCCAATTGCACCGACTCCAATACCTACACCAATAACCAGAAAAGAATTTGATGTTGTGATATTTATTCAGGATGGAACCCCATCTATTGAAACAGACATAACCGCAGCAGTAACGGATTATCTTGAAAATAGACAACCCTTTAATGTTGCTACAACCCTTATTAGAATAGATACAATTTCCCGTGGTGGGATATCCGATGTAGCAAATGACATTGCAAACCCTCAAGGCTCAACCGTTATTAGTGCAAACTTAACAGAAGTAGACCCAGAAACAGAGATACAATCATATCAATTATTTGGTGGAGAGTTTGGTAAACTTAGAAACCTAACATTTACGGTGGTTAGTTAATGAGAGAAGCTATTGCAAGGGCTATAAAACGTTTAAACCTTCAATCTGTAGTTATGAACCTTCCGGTGTTTGGACAGGCTCTCTATGATGGCTTATCAGAGGAATTCAACAGGGTTAATGACTATAAAGATATAATTAAACACTCTGTAGTAGCTAATGACAATATGAGTATAGAAACTCTTGATGATTATGAGAAGAAATACGGACTTAGAACAGATCCTTTATTTTCTGATGCTGAGAGAGTTAATAAAATTATAGAGCGAGCAAGTCGGAATGGTAATGGCGGTGCTGAGTGGTTACAGAAACAAATCCGGTTAGCAGGTTTTGATTTATATGTAATTGTTAATACTGTATCATCTACAACCGGGGCGCAATTTGGTGACTTTCAATTTGGAAGTGAGCAATTCGGGGGGATAACTTCATATATAGATCCCCGTGGAGTTCCAGGAGAAATAGTTGCATCGAGTAGTAACGGTAACAACGGTGGTCAATTTATATCCTTTGGTGATTTTCAATTTGGGTCACAGGTTCAGTTTGGAACACTTCAGGAAAATAGTGTTTATCCTGCTCCTAAACCTTTTGTAGTTCCATTTAATCCCGATTCATGGGCTTATGTGTTTTTTGTTTCACCGTTTCCAGATAGATTAGCAACAGAGATTGAGCTACAAGCATTATCAGATTCACAATTACAGACTTTAAAGAAGATAATTATAGAATTAAAACATGCAATGACTTGGGCAATAGTTCAGGTTACTACAGCGACATTACAGAAGAAAATAACATCTGACGGATTGTATAAATTAACATCCGATGAATTAACAGGAAATGTATTAAGTGATTTATAGGAGGATATTATGAGCGATATATTAACACCCCAAGGTTTAGAACCTGCAGGAGCTATACAGGATACGGATACTCAAGAAATTTTCCAAGCTGGAAGCGGTGGAGACAGGGATAATAAACAAACCACGATGGCAGCTCAAAAAATATACCATCAGAAACTAACAACCTTCACTCCTAATAATATCATGGAATCTGATGGTTCTGGTAATCCACGAACAACATCTATTGCTACTACAGCGATGCAACAAGCTATAAATGATACGAATACAAATAGCAACACTATTGCCACATGGTTAAATCAATCAGTAAGGACAGATGCAAGCCCTATTTTTGATGGTGCTACAATAGATGGTCATGATGTCGGGGCTGAGTTATCAACACTTAATAATAGAGTCAATCAAGGTGTTAAAACTACAGATTCCCCAACTTTCAACAATGCTACTATCGGCGGTCATAATATTGATAGTGAATTAGATACTTTAAATTCAAGAGTTAATCAGGGTGTCAAGACTACAGATAATCCAACATTTTCTAATGCTCAGATCGGTGGAAGAAATATAAACACAACTCTTGATGATATAGAAACTGTTTTAGATCAAGACTTGACTACTACAGCAACACCTACGTTTGCAGATGTTATCTTGACAGGATTGGGAGCAATAAAAGCATCTATTATAACTTTAAATTCTAGGGTTAACCAGGCGGTGTTAACGACTAGTACGCCGACTTTTAACAATGCGAATATTGGTGGGCATGATATTGATGCTGAATTGGACACTCTTAATTCCAGAGTGGATCAAGGTGTTAATATTGCAGATACGCCAACATTTGAAGATGTTAATATAAGCGGATTAAGTGGAACTGTTGAGAATAGAATTGAAGGGAATACTTCTGATATTGGGACACTTGAAACAAAAACACCTCAGTCGTATAAGACTAGTGATGCAGTAACATTTGCAACTGTCAATACTGGTCAGGGTGCTAATGAGTTGTATCCTATGAGCCAGGGAGTGCGGACTACTGATGCAGTTGAATTCCAAGGAGGAGTTAAAACAGATGGTACATTTCTTAGAAACAAAGCAGATAGTACGACCGCAAATGGATCAGGACAGTTAGGGTGGAATCATGGACTTTCAAGTAAAATAATTTTAAGAGCTAATTTTACAGCTAGCAATGGAACACAACTTCCTATCAATTGGATAAGTATAGGAGCCACAGCTATAACCGCAACTGGGGCTATAGCGGGAGCACCATATACGGTTATTATTGATTATATAGCTTAAAACTCTTTCTTGTAAGAAATATAAATTGATCGCTGACCAGAGTTTGAAAATATATCCCTCTGGTCATTTTGAGATATTGCTGAATGATCGCACCATGTGAAAGCTCCTATTTTGAAATTCATAAATGTATAATTTATATCAACCCTAAACCTATCTTGTAATGGTCTATAATTATCCCATTTTATTTGATTAAAAACGCTTGTATATGTACCTATAATTCTAAGATTTTCTAATCTATAACCTGTTTTTAATTGTATATAGATGCTGTCTTTGCTGTCTTCTTCAAAGGTAATAGAGCCTAAACTTAAGTTATCTATTTCAATGTTTTTGTGTTCCATTATATTCATTTTATCAATATTCCAACCAACCTCAAACCCAGAAATCAACCCATGATCAATCCCAAAAACACTAATTCCCAAACCCATCATAACAACTATCAATATTTTCTTCATCTAATCCCCTCCATAACCAACTTACACCACAATACACCAAACGTCAATACCGCAACCCGCATATAAGCCAAATATTGAAAAAATACAAAACATATGATAAACTGAACAGAATAGGAGATTTACAAATGAAAATAGCCACTGGTTTTTTAACAAATACAACTACACCAGCAGGAAGGGCGCAGGGTGCTGCTAAAAATAACCCTGGAGATAATACAGGGACAGGGGCAGATAAGGAGACATTTAATGAAACTTACTATGGCCATGTTGGTGTTATAGAGTCATATAAAGAGAATGGTTTATCTGATGCAGATGAAACAACCACAGACTGCGACATGAGAGATGCAATAGAAGAATTAGTTGCAAAGAAAGTTGATGGTGTCGCTGATTGGGCTTCTGGGACTTTATATACTACCCCTGACACCCTTGTTATGAGATATGGGTTCCAATTTCTTGCGTATAATCTTACTGGTAATCAGGCCAAAGAACCACTTGCAAATCCTGGTTATTGGTATAAATCACCGCAACCTGAAATATTACTTGATATGTTTTTTAAAGGGATGCCTGAGTCATTCGGTCTTAACGGAATAGCAAACCGAGCGGGGGCAAATTATGCTCAATCTGCATTGATTGGTAATTATCGACTTGGTGGAAATGGTGACGATTTCTATAACTTTTTTATGGTTGCACTTGATGGAACCGTAGTAACTGGGAATGCACCTCTTGAAGCGATATTTGACGTAGGTGGCGGAAATGAGTATTTTAATCTCGACCTAATAGCCCCAGACAACCTAGGAACAAGAACCCTAATTGATATGAGTTCAAGACATTTGGCTCCTCAGTCGAGTGGTGGGGATAATGATGTTTTGGGTGAGGTTTTGGCGGATCGGTTTCAGGGGCATTATCATACATTTGACAGAAAAGAAGGTTTGCAAGCTGACCCCGGAGCAGGAAGAGATACGTTTTCTGACCCAACCGATTCAAACGATAATGTTTTGGCTCCAATAACTGACGGAGTAAACGGAACTCCAAGAACAGGAACAACAACAAGACCAAAAGAATTCACAGTAGGTTCATCATACATAATAGTTATGATTCCTGCATAGAGTAAAAAACGGGGAGCCTAAAAACTCCCCTCTATATTTACCAGATCCTACCTTCACCTAAAACAGTCTGCAATTGTGGATTACCATTAACAGTCCAGAGATAAATACCAGACGGAGTAGTCCCATAGCTAATCGATACTGAATATATTAAATCAGATCCACGTAAACAAGCGCCATCAACTTGCATATAAGCAACATTTGACGTGCCGTTATATACTTTACTGATTGGTGTTTCGTTATACATTGCCTTTTGAACTTTAAAAACTCCACTCTCAAACTCTATATGTTCAGATCTTGGAACTTCTGGGAACTCACTCTCTTCAATTTCTGTGATAGTTCCGTTTTCCTGACTGTAGAATAATTCATCGATAGTAAAGAATAGAGTCTCCCCTATTTTAAACAGCCCCTTAATCAAGGGGATTTCTTCAAATCCACCTGCAACTACTCCACGAACTTTATTCTCCGTTGTTATATAGTTGTCATATTCCTTAATTGGCTCGATAACCACTTCTTGTTCTTCCATAATAAAAATCTCCTTTGTAAAATACACGATAGTTTCCGTGTTTACGATATTATCAATAATAACATCTTTCTCTACTATTTGCACTATTGGGTCAGATTCCACCTCTATATACTCTATAATGGTTTCGATTTTATCTACATATTCTGTTATCGTTTCAGTCCTGTCTACATATTCGATCACGGTTTCTGTAATTACGGTTTCAACTTCTACATCAACATACTCTATAACCTCGACTTCGGTAATAACTTCCTTATCAATATATTCTATTACATCAATATACTTAGTAATAACAACTTCCACTTCTTCAATAACAATCACTTCCTTAGTGACTTCTATTTCCTCGGTGACAGTCTCTACAATGATAACTTCTTCCAATACGGTTTCAGTAACCAGAACCTCTTTCTCTATCTCTATGTATTCTATTGCCGGTTCACAACTTGATAAAAACAGAATTGCGATATATACTATTAATGATTTCAATGATTTATACATGATGTCTCCTGACTGCTTTTGTGTTTTCTTTGATTTTCATCTATTTACTCCTTTCCCCAGTTTGCGCTGGGGATTTTTAGTTAATCATCTTCTATTTCTATCCATCCAACAAATACACCTAATCCACACAATGCAGCTCCAGTATAAATAATCTCTGCTTTACCTATAGGCTCCCAGTTACATTTAACAGCTTTATAGATACATTTTATTTCTCCAACCAACAAAATTAAAATAAAAACTGCAGGTAGTATTGCTCTTAATAGATATATTGGGTTTTTTATCATCAATCCACCTCCCCATCAATAACATCATCAGAAAATTGACTATCAGCAAAATCAGCACTTTGTTTCATAGCACCTTTAGAACTTTTAACCTCTTCCATGGCAGCACCTGTATTTCTAACTTTTTTATATTTCCTTAGAAAACTTTTACCAGCAGTTTTAATTAATAATTCTGGTTGGTCTGCTCCAGCATATGGATTTTTTAAAGTGTCCAGAAAGATAGTTGTTTCAGTTTCACCACCTTCGATATAATCACGATAAATCTTTTTTGTGAACGTTGGGCTAATCACTTGTTTTGCATATTCTCTATTGCCTTCTTTGAATAGTTGGTTGTTTGATTCAGCATTTCTGAAAAAATCAACAGATCTATCAAAATACTTATCATCATCTGAACCTGCAACTTCATAATACTTAAAAAACTCTCTACCATTTTTATCTCTACTAACATTACCTTCCGACTTTTGATATTCGTAGGCTTTGATTTTCTTCATATAGTTTGCATATGGTTGTGAATGTTCTTCAGCTTTTTCCAGTAGTCTTTCGGCATCGTACATTTCACCGATAATAAAACCAGATTCTCTAACTTCTCCGTAAACCGCAACTTTTACAACCTTCTTTCTACTTTTTGCAAATTTATGGAAGTCAATAAAAAATCCATCTTTTCTTGTCCTACCATCGCTATAATCGTCACCTTCATAAACACATTCGATATTTACATACACAAAAGGGGCATTTTTACCATGAGTCAAAATAAAGATGAAACTCTCTACAGATGGGATTAATACACAAACTTTCCCGAACGGAACCAGATCCCCAGTAACACCTAATTCAACGCAATCAATAAAAGAATCCTCTATACCTTTATTGATGGATGCTTGCCCTTCAGGAGTAGCCCATATCTTGTCCCACTGAGCGCCTTTAAGAGCTAACGGGTATCTTTCTATGTTATTATTCACAAACCTAGCCATAGCCGTTGTATCGCCCGTTAAAATAGGACTTGATATGATTGCCATCTCTGCTTTTTTAGATTCAAATATTTTTGGCATATTCTTTGGACTAATTACCAGCCCCCTACTATTATTATTCACTACCTTATTTCCTCCATTATTACTTTCCTGTTTCCGTGCATTAACCGAAAAATCCCGAATGACAGATTCCCGATCCTCTCCAAATATTCCATACTCATGATCCGTACTACAGAATATTCCAAAACCTTTTTTCCCATTCTGTTCTGCTGGTTCTATGCTTGCAGGTTGTCCACAACATAATGTTTCTTTTAGTTTTTCCATTATTACTCCTTGTATTTATATATGTAGGTGTATTCTTGAGAATATCCAGCCTGCCAATTTACACGCTTAATAATATCTCCATCCCTATCTTTTATTGTTAAATCCCCACCGTAATTCAGCAGCTTCATTTCTCCACCTTCAGGGATTAAAAAACTTCTATCACCTACAATTTCACCCGTTTTTTCTTCAATGATTGAAACATCAACTCTCTCTAACTCTTTCTTTACCTTTCTAAACGCCATAATCTCTCCCTAAAAAAATAGCCCCTAAACAGGAGCCAATTGACAAAATACAGCCAAATACTGTATCACTTTAAATTAAAATATCGTGGCTAACTACTTCCACAATAATGCTATTCATATCATAACTGATTTTTACCAACCCATACGGGACATGGTGTATATCTACCAAGGGAGTTGAACCCCTGCCGACAATAAGGTCTAAGTTATTATCCAGGCCGGTATAGATACTCTTGTCTTTCCAAGATGTCTTTTGCAACAAAAAAGGATGTGATCAGAAGCTTTATACTACTAATCACTTAATTACAATAATCCGAAAAACTACTTATGTCAATAAAAAAGTAATAAAATTATTGCAAAAGTATTAAAAAGGGTGTAGGTTTATTGTGAGAGGTGATTCTATGAACACGGAAATATTTAGAAGAAGAGTTGAAGCAAGAAGAAAAAATAAAGAAATTAAATTTGAAATGATGATAGATAAAATAATGGAGGAGTTGACAGAATGCAAACAAACATACAAATAAAAGATAAAGAAGAATCTGAAAAGATTAGAAAATTTTGGGTAAAGAACTATAGATACATTTCTTTACCTAAGTTTTTTATTCATGCTGTTAATGAGTTGATGAAGAGGGAGAAATAAATGAAAAATATAAAATTTGATTCGTTTTTTGGTGGATTTTTAACGGCTGTATTATTGCAGTTAATTATGATAGCGGTGTTCTTATGAAAGACAGACCAACATTTGACGATTTCTTAGAAGAGGAAGGAATTACTAGTGAAGTGGAATATATAGCCAGACAAGAAATGATTAGAATACAGGATGAGAAAAAAGATAAGGCTGTTTTAATTGTTGGGATTATTGTTAGTGTTATGATGTTGGCTTTGGCTAGTTATATACTTGCGGTGTGGATTGGATGACAACGGAAAAAGTAAAGAAGCTAAGAAAATTAACGGCAAAAATAAC